CATTTTCTAGTAAAGCTGTAGATTGCACAACTGATACAGTAGGATTATGTACCCCTACGATAGAACAAATCATTGAAGAGGTCGTCACTGAAACAATAGAGTTTAAATCTGACGGTATATTAACCACTACTACAACTGAAACTACCACAACAACAACCACTGTTTCTAACGAAGATTCTGGCGATATTTTAGATGGCGATAATGGTTATGTCACATCTTCAAAAGAGGGCGATATGGACATTGATTGGGGAGGTCAGGGACCTGCTACTATGCCTAGTGGTTCTGGCTGTTATAATTTAGGTAATGATAAATGTGCCCAAATAACAGGCTCAGGTAATACAACGTCAGCTATGGGTGTTTCTGGCATGGGTACTACTTTCATAAATACTGTTGATATATCAGACCTAAATATAAAATATGGTGGTAAAACTAATTACTCAATCAAGGTAGATAAACAAGATGCTCAAGATTCTATCTATATGCATATTACAGGAAAAAACGGTAATACAAGTGTTTTCAGTGGTACGGATATTTTAAGTGCAAGTGGCACAAACTCTGGATTTGATACATACACAGGGGGATTTGATTTTTCTGGTAGCATTACGACTGTTATTATTGAGGTCGGAGGTAGAGATATAAATCTTGCTATCGGACCCTTGTTCGATGATGTCACTGTCAACGTTTTGTATAACACTATCAATACCATTGTCGAACAAACTATAACATCTGTTGAAATGTTTGTTGCTTTGAACCCAGATGTGCCAGATGAAGTAATAGATGTTGTTGAAGATATTTTTGATGCCAATATGCCTGTTGAATCAGATGCTGGTTTTGATTTTGAACCTATTGAGGTAGAAGAAGTAAGTTATGAAAGTGTTGAAATAGAAATCGCAGAAATAGAAATAGAAGAAATACAAGTAGCAAGTGTTGATGTTTCAGAGAATGTTGAGGTTAGTGTGGCTGATGTGGAATCAGAAATTGAAATGGAGTTAGAAATGGATATTGAAGATGTTGAAACAGATACAACAGAACCAGAATCAACGCAAGAATCCCCAAATGAAAGCGAAAACGCAGAACCAACCGAAGAAAAAACAGAAGAATCAACACAGGAACCCAAACAAGAAAAAACAGAAGTAGCAGAGGCGAAAGAAGAAACCAACCAAGAAGAAAACCAAGACGATAAAAAACAGGAATCATCTAAACAAAAAGCAGCCAAAAAAGTTTTGAAAAAAATTGATGATAAAAAAAGATATGATTCTACAAGTCAATTAAAAACCCTCGTTGTGATGCAAGTATTGGGAAACACTAAATCATTTTTCAGTGACCAACAAGAACTTAATGATAGGGCAAATTTTTTTACTAATCTAACTTTGCCAGATGCTGTGATATCTGATAATAATATTGCTGGATATTTACTGTTTGGTGGTAGTAATCAATTAATGAACGAAATGATAGATAGTCAATGGCAACAGAAATAGATGTAGGTGGTATTAAGTTCCGTGGAGGTAAGATATTCCTCATAATAACCATTTTAAGTAGTTTTGTAGGGGTATTATGGGGTGGTTTTGAGGCTTATCAGAGGTATTTAGACATGGAAACCAAGATAAACAACTTTGTATCGCCTGATTTTTCGCATTATGACACCAAATTAGAGGTTCTTGAAACAGAATTAAATATGCTACAATCAGAAATATCTGTTATACTTGATGAGGTTGCTTTGGTGGCCGATGTTGCTAAAGAACTTAAAAATGACCTCAAAGCTGATGTCAGAAGAATAGAAACTATTGTTGAAGATGTTGAGCAAAGAGTAAAAGAAGATAGCCGAGAAAATGCTAAAGATTTAAAAGAGGCTATCAATGGTATCAAAGATGATATGACTGAACTAGAGGAAAAAACTGAAAAGCAGATACGTAATGCTTTAGAAAACCCACTCAATCAATTGAAATAATTTTGATATATGATAATGATTAACTATGAGTAAGATAACACCTAAAACAACAAAAGAGCATATTGTAAATATTTATAACAAAATAGATTTGTTAGAAACTAACCATATTTACCATTTGCAACAAGAGGTTAAAAAACTTAATCGTATTCTTTATGGTGTTGGGTTTATGGTCGCTACTCAATTTATTGCATGGGGATTAAAATTTTTTAACTAATGGACTTACATACTTTACAACAAGAAATCATACAGGAAGAGGGTGGAATAATCCTCAAACCCTACAAAGATCATCTAGGTTATTGGACTATCGGTGCTGGCCACCTTATTAGAGATAATGAGAAAGATGAATTGATGCAACCGATTACATATCAAAGAGGATTAGAATTATTTTTAAAAGATTTTAATGTTTCAAAAAAAGATATGGAAACTTTTACAGAGGGTATGAATATTGATGATAATGCCAAAGAATGTGTGCTACACATGGTATTCCAGCTTGGTTTGCCACGTTTAAATAAGTTTGTAAAATTTAAAAAGTGTTTATCAGAAAATGATATTCCTGGTGCTATGTTAGAAATGAAGGACAGTTTATGGTACAGACAAACAACAAACAGAGCAAATCGAATAATAAAAAAAATGGAACAAAGTCAAAAGTTAGACGTGTGACAACTGATGAAGAAAAAAAAGAGATTGAAAAAAATAGATTATCCTACCTTAAAAAAGGTTGGGCATTGTTAGGGGGAAAATAATGGTACTAGGAAAATTATTAGGTGGTGATGCTATAAAAACTGTTGCTGGTGTTATTGATGATTTACATACCAGTGAAGAAGAAAAAGAACAGTTAAAAGTACGATTTGCTGAGATAGAGTCACGATTAAAAGAAAAACAGATGGCTATTAATTTGGCAGACGCACAAAGCACTGCTGGAGGAATAAGTGGTATGTTGCAACGTTCATGGCGACCTCTTATTGGTATGTCTTGTGCTTTAGCAATTTTTTGGGAGTTTGTCTTGTCAAAATTTATTTTGTTTATTTGTGGATTGTTTCAGTATGAAGTGGTAAACATACCAGAGTTAGATATGGGTACATTGATGCCTCTTGTGATGTCACTTTTGGGTATGGGTGCGCTCAGAACTTTCGAGAAGACCAAGGGAATCTCGAAATAACGAAAGGAGTCAGTTATGGCTAGAAAATTTATTGAAGAGAAAGTCAATAAATGGTGGCATGCATTCACTGAATTAAAATCATGGGTGCAGATTGCAATAGCATTAGTTGTTGTTGTTATCGTTCATAATTACATTTTACATTAGGAGATATAATATGCCGAAACATTATGGTGGTGGCTCAATGATGAAGTCAAAGAAAAAAAAGAAAGCCAAAAAAACTAAAGCTAGAAAAAAGAAGTAATGGCTAAGAAAAAACGTAAAAAGGCTCCCAGAGGATATCATTATATGCCAGACGGGAGTCTTATGAAAAACTCTGCTCATAAGAAAAAGAAAAAAAAGAAATGAGTAGTGGATTTACAACAACTGCCACAATATCTGAATTAATAGACAAAAGACCTATAAAACGGAAAAAACGATCTAAGAGGTCTAAAAAAGTTGTGAAAAAAGGCTCATACAGAGCCACACAGAGGCTTTTAAGGGTTTAGGGGTACTAATACCCCCAAACCTCAGTTCTTGCTTTTAAAACAGCCTCTTCTCGCCAAATCCAATCATCTGGGTTCGGAATCAAAGAATTTTTAACATCTTCGGCTGAATTAACAGATTTTAGGTAATAAGCCATAGCAGTTATAATATGCTCACATAATTTCATGGCATAATTATAATCCGTAAGGGCAAGTTCATAAAAATCTGTGCCTGTTTTTTTAGCTACAAGATACCATAATTTTTGATTAGCATTTGTGCCTCTATTATAGATAGCTTGTTGCATGGCATGAGACATAGAGATACCGTTTGGTTTTCTCTTAGTAGTTTTCAAATCAATATAAAAATCTTCCTTAGTATTTTTATCTTCCATGTGAAAGTCAGTAAAACCAGTAAAGGGTATGCCCTTGATATCTAGTTCAACTTTTTTTTGATAACCTATAAGATTCCATTTAAAAGCATGATCTCTAAACTTTTGAACACCTAACTGTAGCAAAGGAGTAAGATATTCTTTTTCCTCTGCAGTTTTAGGGTCATTAATCCTAGAGCAGTTTGCGTCAAACTCATCATGCATTTTTTTATCGGCAACATCAAATTCTAATCCATTAAGAAACATATTCAAACCAGACTCAACAGCTTTTCCTCGTTCAGCAGCAGCACTACTAGCAAATTCATATCCGAATATCCTACGTAATGCCCACCTTTCACGATTGAAAGCGAACTCGTTTAAATGGCTAAATGAAAGTGGCAATAATTTTTTTTTATCGCCACTATCAAACTTTTGAAAATGTTCTATCATATCAAGTCAATATATTCTTTTTGCTTTTGAATAATATTTTGAACTTTGATTTGTAGGTTCATTAAATCATCACTGATTGCACCTTTACCGAACTTATGAAGATACATAGCAATAGCAATTCTCAAGTTTTCCATAGTATTCAAATCTTGAGCCGCATGAAATAAAGCACCTTGTATTTGTTCTTCATGTTCATTGTGATATGCCTCTTGCTCTTCTGGTGTTAGATCTTCAAGTAATCTATCTGACATTGTTGCCTCCATAACTTTTATATTGTTGTGCCATACTTTTTGTACTTAAACTATAACTTGCAAAAGTTTTACCCTGT